AACGGAATGACCCGTCCTGGGCTCCGCGTGTTATCTACGTTGGATCCGATGAATATAATGTTCTTACGGGTCCTATCATGGATGAATTCAATAAACGTTTAGTTCACGCGTTAGACGAGTTGCGCACCGATTGCGTTGAGGTACGTATGGCTTATTCTAAGAAGGACACCGAGCTGGCAGATTTTCTCGCAGGCAAGGCTCGGTACTTCGAGGGCGATTTTTCGGCCAACGATAGGAGTCAGCTTTCGGATGTAACGCGCATTTTTGCACACTGGATGGGTAAGAGTGGAGCCCCACTTTGGTTTCGCAAGTTCTACACTAGGAATTCCTTGCAATTTAGGGTTGTCTCCTATGACTATGGTGTGTCCGCCGATATACAAAATCAATTGGCCACAGGTGGGACTGACACCACAGGACGCAACTCTGTATGGAATCTCTGCCTTTGGTATTCCTTTTGTGTTTTAAATCGCATTACTTGCACTAAGGTAACGGTTTTAGGTGATGACATCGCCGTAGGCACTGAGGAGGACGGAATTGATTGTAAAAAGTGGATATCTCACTGTGCGTCAGCCGGCATGGCTCTCAAGGCTGCCGAACGACGCTTTTATTGTGATCTGACGTTTTTATCCCGCTTTTTCGTCCCTGTGGGTGAAGCGAATTGTATGGTCCCTTTGATAGGCAAGGCTTTGTGCAGGTTCAATGCACGGGCCAATCGCAATTCTGACCTGTCAGATGAGGCCTACATGGCCGGCAAATCCCTTTCTTATGCTTACGAGTTTCGACATGTCCCGTACCTCCGTGATAAATTCCTTCGCCGGTTTTCTCTTTGTAAAGTTCCTGCTGATGGTTTGCGTCTAGTTGATTTGACCTGGTTTGCTCGCCAGGGCGTCGATTCTGTTAGAGACGTTCAACGCGCGATCCTCCAAGAACCTTTACTATTGTCAGATGAAGAGTTTCTCGAGGTTATCATGGCCAAATACGATATTGGGCTCTACGACATGGATTATTTATGTGACCGCTTGCTCCTCGACACTGTCCCCGAAGTGTTCGCCGATGAGCGCTATTATGCTTTTCAATCAGAGCTTTAATAGATTCCGGTATAGCTTGGTCCCCTTTAAGGACCCG